AGTTGCCCGAATCAACAAGGGCAAGCATGGACGGCCAAGTAACTGACAAGACGTTTGCGGATTGGCTAAAGCGTAAAGAATCCAGTGCACCGGGCTTCTCAGATAATACGCTCGGCAAAGGACGCGCGGCGTTATTCAGGGATGGAAAGATCACCATGGATCAGATGATTAGCGGGGGGAAGCCGTTGACGTTGGCGGAGTTGAAAGGGAGGTATGGGTCTCCTATAATTGGTAATATGAACAACGATGCTTATGATATAGCAATTAATAAAGATGGGGCGCATCATGGCTGGTATCTTCAGCAACAGAATCTAACTAACAAAGAGTTGGAAAATGGTATAAAATCTTTTTATAAGCAAATTAATCAGCATACTTTATGGATAAGTAACCCTTATGCAAAGATACCTGATTTCGATAATCTTCACCCTGATAAGCAAATACATCTGGTTGAAAAGAAATGGCCGCAAGATATTCAGCGTCAAAAAGATCAAATGGCAATACTAAAAGGTGTTTTAAAGGAGCGCAGCAATGGTAAATCAAGATAGATACGCATCGGTTCTCAATACTTTAATTGAAATGGCAAAAGCCAAAGGAATGGAAAGCCCAGGGAGTAAGGAGGCTACTTTATGTTATGACTTAATTGAGGCGGCAATATCTGAGGCGGAGGTATGGGGTATACCATTAGAAGATATTGGGCTTTATAATTTTGACCCAGTTAAGTTACTTAAAAAACAAGCCGCATAAACTAATCATTAGTAATGCACACCAAAACCAGCTTAACCGCTGGTTTTTTTATGCCTGAAATTCTATCTGTTTAAATAGGGACAATATTATTTTTGTACCTATTTTGTGCCTATTTGTACCGTTTTTTTATGCCCGTCACTTTTTCACTATGAAGCCTTTCATATTAATTTATCAAGCAATATTCAATACACTAACCCCAAATCGTTACGCGATATTCACCGGCCAACGGCCTTCAAATCCCCACGGGACTATAAATGGAAATTACACCAGAAATTCAGTCGGCTATTGATGACGCAGTTAATACCGCTAAATCAGGGCTACAGGCTAAGAATCAAGAACTGATTGATAAGAATAAAAAACTTATGAAAGGTCAGGAAATCGACCCACAAACAGTGATTGATCTTGAGGCACAGATTGACAAGTTACAGGCTGATTTAAGCACGGCTAACAAGTCTGGTAAGGAGTCAGTTAAAACGCTGGAAACCTTACAGGCTCAGTTAAAAGCTGAAACCGGATTTACTCAGAAGCTTTTAATTGACAATGGATTGACTGATGAGCTGGTGAAAAACGGTGTAGCGCCGCAATTTTTGGCGGCTACTAAAGCCATGTTTGCCGGTCAAGCGCAGATCGTCGCAGAAGGTGATACACGCACCGCCAAAATAGGCGATAAGTCGGTATCAGACTTTGTGAAAGAGTGGGCAGCCTCGGACGATGGTAAACATTTTATAAAAGCACCGGAAAATTCAGGCGGTGGCTCACAAGGAAGCGGAAACGGAACGAATCAACAAATACCGTTGACTTCAACGCAAAAAATAGCGGCGGGGTTGGCACAACAAACTTAAACTTTAGGATGTAACAATGGCAACTCAAACACTCGCAGAAGCAGCAAAATTAATCAACAACCAGATCGTTGTAGGTGTTGCGGAAGATATCATTACAACAAATCCGATTTGGAACGCAATCCCCTGGACTGGCTATGAAGGTCAAGCAATCCTGATCAATCGTGAAAACGTATTGGGCGATGCACAGCATTTGGCAATCGGTGGCACAATCACAGCCAAAGCCGCAGCAACCTTTACCCAGATAGCCTACACAGCAACCACCACTATCGGTGATGCTGAAATGAATGGCTTGGTTGCGGCTCAATCAAGCGCGGCAGGTGTTAATCAGTTAGCCATTGAAATTAGCTCTAAGGCCAAATCAGTTGGTCGTTTACTGCAAACAGGTTTTGCAATCGGTACAGGCACAGCACCGGCGCTTAACTCATTACATACTTTATGCGATGCCAGCCAATACACCACAGCATCAACAGGCCAAGCAATCAGCTTGTTATTGTTAGATCAGTTACTTGATTTAGTTAAATCTAAAGACGGTCAAGTTGATTGGTTAATGTTACCGGGTCGCACCTTACGCGCTTATAAAGCGTTGGTTCGTCAGTTGGGCGGAATCACAGAGACTATGGCATTCACCATGCCAAACGGTACGACTCGCACAGTCTCTGTGTACGAGGGGATACCTATGTTCCAAAACGACTACTTGTCTGTAGCGGAAACCGCTAACGGCGCGGCTTTAACAGGTGGCGCGTTAACTTCGGTTTATGCAGGATGTTGGGACGATGGATCAAATAAAGTCGGTGTTGCTATGATTCACCCTATCAGCGTCCCCGCTGGTATTCAGATCGAAACCGTGGGTGTGGCTGAAACTAAAGATGAGTTGATTACTCGTGTTAAGTCTTATTCAAACTTTGCAAGCTTCAACAGAAAAGGCATAGCCCGTCTGACTTCGATCAACAACTAAGTAGTATTACCCGTGCGTCTTGGAAACAGGGCGCACCCATAAACCTATTTAAAATTCTGGATAACAATGTCAATCATCACTGAAACCGGAACAGCAAGCACAGCAAGTGAAAGCTTATCAAGCGTGTCAGACGCTACGGCTTACTTCTTAGCGCGTGGTAATGCGGCGTGGTCGGCACTGACTAACGAGGTAATGGAGCAATGCTTACGCAAAGCCACCGACTACCTTGAGGCTGTCTATTCGCAACGTTGGGCTGGTACTCGCACCACATCAACACAGGCGCTGTCATGGCCTCGTTATAACGTATTCGTAAATGGTTATGTAACACCATCTTCAACAATCCCTCGCGCCATTGTGAACGCTTGTTCAGAATTGGCACTAAAAGCAGCAGCGGGTGAATTACTGGCCGATACCACCCAGCAAAAAATACGTACCAAGGTTGATGTTTTAGAAGTCGAATACGACAAATATTCCCCTCAGTCGCCTAAATTTTTGATGATAGAGTCGATGTTACGGCCTTATCTATGTAATACGTCCAGTATTGAGCATGGGCTAGTCAGGTGAGTTTTTACGGTGATATGGCAAAGATTCCTGATGAAATATTCAGCAGTGAGCTTGGGCAAATAGCAATACTCAATACTAAAGTGGTGGGCGCTTACGATCCGGCAACAGGCATGGCAGAATCGGTTATAACCACGAAAAAAGTTAAGATTGTCGCGTTCCCATTAGGGTTTAAAGATATTGATGGAACATTGGTTCAAAGTGGCGACCAACGAGTATTGATTAGTGTTGTTGGAATAGCATTACCGCATTTAGACGACACGATAACCATAGGTACTGTTACATACACCATTACATTTGTTAAACCATCATACCCCGCTGGAATTCCCGTGCTGTGTGAGTGTAATATTAGGGGCGCGTAATGGCTGGTAATTTCACTCTTGATTTATCCAGATTTATCAATCGTACCCGGTCTAATGCGGATCTTGTGACTAAAAAAGTAGTGCTTGATATTGCCCGGTCAGTTATCAGGAAATCGCCCGTTGGTAATCCAGATTTATGGGTTGCTTTGAGAAATGGTGAATATCAAGATTATGCCTCAGTACATGGCGAGATTGGCTACACTGGCGGACGGTTTAAAGCTAACTGGATGTTTGGAACCGCAACTATGCCAACCGGCACAACGGCAGATATAGACCCAAGTGGACGCGGCACTCTTGCAGGCATAGAGGGACAGATACCCACTCAAGCGTCAGGAAAGCTTCATTACATTGTGAACAATTTGCCCTATTCGATACGCCTTGAAAATGGATGGTCAAGCCAAGCGCCACAGGGCATGGTGGGCTTAACCATTGTTGAATATCAGGGCATTGTACGCAGGGCAGTAGCGGAGATGGACGCATGAGTATAGTAGCAATCAGGGCAACCCTTGAGGGTGCGTTAAATAGCATGACACCGGCACTGTCAACAGCGTGGCAGAATGTACCATTTACGCCTATATCTGGAACCCCTTACCAACGGGCCACTTTATTATTTGCCACGCCAGATAAT